CACTAACTCCCTCACAGGAGAAGGTATTTGATGCGTTTTCTAAGCAAAAGAATCTCTACTTATATGGAGCAGCGGGTACAGGTAAAACCTTTATTGGTATGTACCTCGCACTACAAGAGATCCTTAATGAGCAGTCATCTTATGATAAACTATACATTGTCAGATCATTAGTGCCAACTAGAGAGATTGGATTCTTACCTGGTGACCACGATGACAAGGCAGAACTATATCAGATACCATATCAGAACATGGTACGTTATATGTTCAAGATGCCTGATGATGCTAGTTTTGATATGCTATATGCTAATCTAAAAGCACAAGAGACTATCTCATTCTGGTCAACCTCATTCTTACGTGGTACTACACTGGATAACTCTATCGTATTAGTGGACGAGTCACAGAACTTGAATTTCCACGAGTTAGATAGTATTATAACTAGATTAGGTGTCAACACAAAGATTATCTTTGCGGGTGACGCAGCACAAACTGATCTTGTCAAAACAAACGAGAGGAACGGTATTCTAGACTTCATGAAAATCATTCAAGGTATGGATGAGTTTGAAATGGTAGAGTTTGGCATACAAGATATTATCCGATCTGGTTTGGTGAAATCATATCTGATTAATAAATTGAATCTTGGACTTTAAACATTTAAACTTACATAATTTTCCAGACTTAAAAGCAAAGACAACAGCACAGGGTAGACGTTACTTCGTTGAGGGTAATGCCTACCCTTCTGTTACAACTGTGATAGGTGAGATGAAAAAGAAATCTATCCTTGAGTGGAGACGCAAGGTAGGTGAGGAAGAAGCTAATGCTATATCTAAACGTGCGACTACACGTGGCAACAAATGCCACAAGTTAGCAGAAGATTACTTAAGTAACAAACCTCTAGACAGGTACAGGGATGACGTGCTATCATTAGGCATGTTTCACCAAATACGACCTTATATTGACAAGATAAATAATATACACGCACTAGAAGAATCACTATATTCTCACACACTAAAACTCGCAGGACGAGTTGATTGTATTGCTGAGTATGATAATGAACTTGCGATTATAGATTTTAAAACGTCAAGTAAGTACAAACGTGAAGAATGGATACAAGACTACTTTTCACAAGAGACAGCTTATGCTATAATGTTTCAAGAACTTACAGGTTTAAAGGTAAAACAACTTGTAACTATCATCGCCACTGAACAAGGGACACCTCAGATCTTTGTTAAGAATAACATTCTAGAGTTCGTACCCAAACTAAAAGAGTACATAGACTACTACAAGGAGATCCATGGCGACTGGTAAAAAACTAAATGATGCCCTAGAGGAAAATTTTATGACTGCGAGCAAGTTTTCGCTTGAAATTGAGAACATCGTCAAAGATGGTTCACTTAACTACATTGAAGCAATAGTAATGTATTGCGAAGAGAAATCTATTGAGATAGAGGGGGTCAATAAATTGATTAACAAACCACTTAAAGAGAAACTTAAGTACGAAGCACAAAAACTAAATTTCATTAAAAAAGGGAGTCGTGGTTTCTTGGCACTGTGACAGGATACGAAGCATACCGCATGTATCTTGCCATGCGAAATCACTTCAAGACTAAGACATATGACTTTTCAAAGAATCAATATGCGAAGGCAAAGCAAGAAACTTATGACAAGAGAAAGGACAAATATTTTTTTATAAAACTATCACGTAAGTATGAGGAGGAAGAACTAGCAAAGTTTTATCTTGCTAATTTTGTAGAGGAGAATAGTGAGTGGATTGGGTCGATGACCGCACATGGTGAACGAAACTATCTGGACTATATAAGGAAACTACAATCACTATCGTATATTTTTAAGAGTGATGCTGAGACCATGAAGGAGTCATGTGACAACTTCAATGATCTTTTTACTGGCAAACCACACCCGACCTTGATTAAATTATGGTTAGGTGGTAAAATAACACTAGAATCTGTAGTCATAATGGAAAAGATGTTTGAGTTCACTCAGAACGTCAAAGCAACTGACCCAGTATGGACAGATGCCAAACAAAAGATCACAAAGTACGTTCCTCTTTTAAAGATAAAAAGCACTGATAAACACCGTAAAATTCTTAAGGAGTTATACCTATGAAGTTCTTCGAGTCTGACGTAGTTCAGGACGAGTTAAAAAGAATGCAAGACCTATACGTTGACATCAATCGTATGGGTATTATACTAACAATAGATCAGAAGATACAACAACTGGTCAAACTGTTAGAGCTAATAGATCTTCAACAGACAATGTTTATGCGTGTTACACTAAGTGATAGACCCGAAGCAAAACGGATCCTCGCTCAGGTACGTGAAGCAGCAACTTTGCTAGGGATGAAACCTGAGCATGTAAACTCGACATTCTATACCCAACTGAAAGAACAGGTGGAGAAGATGATCGAAGATTTGGAGACAACAAAATGATCGCACTCATCGTAGTCGTAGTCATCATTGCTCTAGCAGGAGCACTCATTCGTTATTATGACCCACATTGAACTAACTGAAGAAGAATGGGAATGTGTAAGGGTATGTGTAGCAAACGCACCCATACCTTATGACATCACTCTCAAGAAAATACCTGGTGATATCCTAGCAAAGATAGGACAACCAAAACCACGTAAGGGTGAACCTTTGACTATCCCATACTATGATTTGACACCTTACGGAATTGAACCTTTAACATGAAAAAATCTGAACTAATACATTATAGATTACAAGCTATGCTAAGAGAACATAGTTTTAGTGATCTATCATACCTTGGCATACGAAATGATGTTCACTGGTATAACATAGGTGGTAATGAAGTGCCAGTTGATTCTATTGAAGAATTGGAGAGTGTTGAAGAATGAATTTGTGGAAACACTGGAAGGAAGCAGTATGGGAAACATTCCCTGATCTAGAGTATCAAAACACATGGGCAGAATGGGAAGGTAAAGGAACCAACCTTACTGCTAAGATATACAAGAACAAACACTTTATTAAGTCTAGAGAAGTAGATATATGGAGTGATAAGACGCACGTATATAATACAATAATCTATCCTAACACTGGAGCAAATCTACCTTGCTTTGGTATGGATCTCATGGGGTTTACACAGAAGAGAGTCATCATAGTATTCGACTTCCAACACCCTACAGAGAAGTATCTTTTTAGTGTAGATGGTCTACCCAAATGTACTGAGAACTATCGTTTCTTTGAACGTGGTAATCATTTCTCAGAGAACATCTATGTTAGGTATTGCCCGATGGACGAGGTAGATCAGCACCTCGACACATTTAAACAGTACTTGACAAAATACAAAGAGATGATAGAATTAAATCAACCGAAAGGTACAGACACGAATGTATATAAGGACTTTGATACTTATATGACTCGATTGGATCCAGTGGGTCCTTACTTAGCACAAAAGTTTGGCAAGGAAAAGTCTGAAAGCCTTGTCAACGACTTCCTTTTCTGCTATAAATAGAACGTACGACTATACAGTACAATACAAACAATACGGAGAATACAATGTCTTTTGCTTCACTTAAAAAGTCAAGTTATACTGATCTGCTTTCTAAGGCAGAGTCACTAAACAAGACCGAGGTCAGAGGTGCCGATGAGCGTCTTTGGAAACCAGAAGTAGACAAAGCGGGCAATGGTTACGCAGTAATCAGATTCCTACCCGCACCCGATGGAGAAGACCTTCCATGGGCACAAGTTTGGAGTCATGCCTTCCAAGGTCCTGGTGGATGGTATATCGAGAACTCCCTCACAACTTTAGGCAAGAAGGATCCAGTATCGGATCTTAATAGGACATTATGGAATAGCGGTAGTGATGCCGACAAAGAGGTTGCTCGTAAGCAAAAACGTAAGTTATCTTACTACAGTAACATCTACGTCTTACAAGATCCTGCTAATCCAGAGAATGAAGGAAAAGTATTCCTTTACAAGTATGGTAAGAAGATCTTTGACAAACTTACCGAAGCAATGCAACCCGCATTTGCTGACGAAACTCCAATCAACCCATTTGATTTCTGGAAGGGTGCTGACTTTAAAGTCAAGATCCGTAAGGTTGAAGGGTATTGGAACTACGACAAATCTGAGTTTGCTGAACCAAGCACACTTAAAGGATTTGATGATTCAGAGTTAGAATTACTTTGGAAGCAACAGTATAGTCTTACTGACTTTACTGCTCCTGATAAGTTCAAAACATTTGAAGAGTTAGAGACTAGATTAAATCAGGTGCTAAACGCAGCACCAACACCTCCTCGTCAAACAGAGATAGAGGACTTAGAAGACCTAAGTGAAGGTCGCTATAAAACTGTAGCAGCAGAATCTGCTCCTACATTTAAGTCAGCACCGACTCCTGCTCCCGCAGAAGAAGATGATGCCTTATCCTACTTTGCTAAACTTGCTAACGAATAACTATGAAGATCTTCATTGATTCCGCTGACGTATGGGCGATTAAAGACGCATACGAAACAGGTCTTATTGATGGTGTAACAACCAACCCTACCCTTATCATGAAGAGTGGCAGACACCCAGAAAAGGTGTATCAAAAACTCAAGGACATGGGAATCGGTGATATCTCTATGGAAGTCGTAGGCAATGCTGAAACTATGATCAACGAAGGTCGTAGATTGAAAGCAAAGTTTGGTGACTGTGCGACAATCAAGGTTCCGTGTACACCAGACGGACTCCTTGCTTGTCACACTCTTTCAAAAGAATTAATTAGAGTAAACGTAACACTTATATTCAGTACAGCACAAGCAATCCTAGCAGCAAAGGCAGGAGCAAAATATGTTTCACCTTTCGTTGGTAGATTAGAAGATAACTCTCACTCAGGTGTAGAGGTTGTTCGTTCTATTGTGGATATCTACAAGAAGCATAATATCTATACTGAGGTATTAGCAGCATCTATTCGTGACGTTGCTAAGGTTACACTCGCATTCTGGAATGGTGCTCATATTTGTACCATACCACCAAAGGTATTCAACAAGATGTACGATCATGTGTTAACAGACGCAGGATTAAAAATCTTCGATGAAGACCACAAAACCACCTTCTCTAATGAAAGA